TCTGGATTGGGTTGATAAATACATATAGATTCATGTATCTATGTGATCGACACATCAGCGAATGTTATTATTTCTAAAGCGAATGAAGTATTTCTTAGGATAAATGCAGAACCTCATATCGAGTATGAGTTAAGAGATCACTTCACATTCCAAGTAGAGAGTGCAAAGTTTATGCCTCAATACAGGAATCGTAACTGGAATGGTGAAATACATTTATTTGATCTTAGATCAAAAAGAATTTATGTTGGGTTGTTAGATAGAATTGTAGCCTTTTGTAAAAAGCACGACTATAGTTATAAGTTTGTAGAAAATGAATATTACGGAGTTCCTTATGAAGAGAATGAGGGAATATCATATCAGGGTGTTAAGGATTATATGACTTCCATATGCTCTCACTCCCCAAGGAAATACCAAATTGAGGGAGTACATGATGCTCTAAAACATAATAGAAAGCTATTGATATCACCCACTGCTTCAGGTAAATCCTTGATGATTTACTCTCTTGTAAGATATTACATCGATAAAGGCCAAAAAATACTTCTAATTGTTCCAACGACATCTCTTGTAGAGCAGATGTATAAGGATTTTCAGGATTATGGTTGGGATTCTGAGTCATACTGTCACCGCATATATTCTGGAAAAGAAAAAACTAACGAGTTTCCTGTAACAATTACCACATGGCAGTCTGTATACAAGTTAGAAAAATCATTCTTTGAAGACTACAATGTAGTTATAGGAGATGAAGCTCACTTGTTTAAGAGTAAGTCATTAATATCTATAATGACAAAATTACACCATGCTAAGTATAGATTTGGGTTCACTGGAACTTTAGACGGCACACAGACGCATAAGTGGGTCTTAGAAGGTCTATTTGGCCCTTCATACAAAGTTACAAAAACAGATGAATTAATGAGACAAGGGCATCTTTCTCAGTTAGATATTCAATGTCTTGTTCTCAAACACCCACCACAAAAGTTTGAAACCTATGAGGATGAGTTACAGTATTTAATCACACATTCACAGAGAAATAATTTTATCAAGAACTTGACTCTTGATCTAAAAGGTAATACACTAGTATTGTATAGTAGAGTACAAACTCATGGTGCAGTGCTATACAGTTTGATAAATACTGATAAGAAAGAAAATCGTAAGGTGTTCTTTGTTCACGGTGGAGTTGATGCTGAAGAAAGAGAACTCATTCGTGAAATTACTGAAAGAGAAATTGACGCAATCATTATAGCATCCTATGGAACGTTTTCAACTGGAATCAATATCAAAAACCTCCATAACATTGTTTTTGCCTCTCCTTCAAAGTCTAGGATTAGAAACCTCCAGAGCATTGGAAGAGTACTCCGAAAAGGAACTAACAAAACCAAAGCTATTTTATACGACATCTCTGATGACTGCTCTCATAAAGCAAGAAAAAATTACACACTAAATCATCTTATTGAAAGAATCAAAGTATATAATGAAGAAAATTTTAATTATGACATCATTACAATTCAATTAAAGGAGTAAGATGGAAGACGACTTTTACGCAACAATCAAATTTAAGAATGGTGAAGAGATATTTGCCAAGGTAGCAGTATCTGAAGAAGAGAATCGCACGATGCTCGTTCTTTCAAATCCTGTAATGGCAACAGAAGTTAAAGCAAAAGGTGGTTTAGTAGGATATAAAGTAGAACCTTGGTTAAAGACCAGTAGAGAAGATATGTTTATTATTGATAAAGCAGATATATTAACTATATCAGAATCTCATGATGTTCATATGATCTCTATGTTTCAACAATTTGTAGCAGATTCAGAAAAAATGAAAAAGGGAGAACCTAAACTAAGTAGAAAAATGGGGTATATATCTAACGTAAGAGATGCTAAAGATATTCTAGAGAAACTTTATAAATCAAATAATAATCATAAAAAGAGCTAATATATTTCCTTTGAACCTCCACAAAGGTTATTGTAACTGATTTAGCACAACTTGTCAACTGTCTGTAAAAGTGTTATACTATCTACATAATAGTGATTAAGACTTATGATCAGAACAGGCACTATGGCAAAACGAAAGAGGTCAGAACACTATGTCAACAATAAGGAGTTTTTAGCTGCTCTAATTAGGTATCGGGAAGATGTTGAGATCGCTAAACTGCAGGATAAACCAAAACCTGTCATCCCTCGATACATTGGAGACTGTTTTCTAAAAATTGCCAATCATTTATCATTTAAACCAAACTTTGTAAACTATATGTTTAAGGAGGATATGATCTCCGATGGAATCGAAAATTGCGTTCAATACATACACAATTTTAATCCTGAGAAATCCAAGAATCCTTTTGCTTACTTTACGCAGATTATACATTATGCATTTCTCCGCAGAATACAAAGAGAGAAAAGACAACTTGAAATTAAAAATAAAATCTTAGAAAGATCAGGATATGATGAAGTCTTCTATGGGGATGACGGTGGAGAGGCTTCTGACTATAATGCAATTAAGGATGCAGTTCATTCCAAATTGAGATATTGATGAAAAAAATACTTTTGAAAATATTAGAAGGTATAGCCATAGCAGGAATGGTAGTATTCTTAGGATTTTTATTTCTTATTGAGTTGATAGATCTGTTCATTGTTAGACCCATTTACCAAAAGTTATTTAAAAAGAAAAGAAGGAGAAGAAGAGCATAGTGAAAATAGAATTTGAAAAACAATTTGGTAAAGGTGTAGATCCTTGGTATGCAAAAGCAGAAAGATGGATTAAGAAAAAATTTAGAAATCCTTATCTTCAGCATCTTGCTTTAGGATTTCTAGAGTGGTTAAAACAGAAATGGATTGATACTAAAGTTTTTAATACTATGAGAGATGTTGATATACAGGTAGAAGAGATACAAAAAACATGGGAAGAAGAAGAAAAAGGTCCTGAGATAATTGAGACTCCATCAGAAGTAAAGGGGTTAAATGACATGGAGATTGGGAAATTTAATTAGTATACATAATATTAAGTATTGTTACAATATGAAATATTTAAAATCATTTGGTTTATTAATTTTAAGAATTTGCATAGGTGCTATGCTGATTCATCATGGGTATGAGAAATTAGAAAACATTCCTAATTTTGCTAATGCATTTGTGAAACCTTTAGGATTACCATTCCCAGAGTTCTTCTCTTATGTGGCAGCCTACTCAGAGATAGTAGGAAGTTGGTTGCTAATTGCTGGATTGTTTACTAGAATAGGAGCACTGTTTATTGTTGGCACTATAACATTTGCCATTTACCATGCAATAGTTACATCAGGTTTCAATATATACTTACTAGAGTTACTGGTACTTTACTTTGGAGGTAGTTTTGGTGTATTATGTATGGGTGGTGGAGAATTTGCCATAGATAGATTTATAAAGTTCAAAAGAGCTCACATACCATTCCTTTAAAAAAATGAGAGATCAATTACTCAAAGCACTATTAGCACATGCACAAGGTGACATACAAAAACATGTTGCTAATGTAGAAGTTTACTTGACCAATCCTGTAGGTATTGGTGAACACTCAAATATTGTAGAAGCAATTGAAGAAGAGTTAAATATGATTGCTAAGTATGAGGATCAAGTTGAAGTTATTAAGAAATACTTTAAAAAGTAATTACAAATGATTGAGATTGTATTAATATTTTCATTTATTATTTTATCCACAGTATTAATAATCAAGTTTCAGAAACAAATCAAGTGGTTTTTGACACCTCTTATTTGGTTAAAAGATATACTTGATGTACAATGGTGGGCAGAAAAAATATTTTACAAATTAAAATTAGATAGAGTAGCAAATAACCCTTGGAATAGATGGGTAAAATCATTACCAATGAAAAAGAAAATAGCACTTGAACTTTTTTTCTTTCTACCTATACTAATACTAGTAGATGAGTATGTGTTGATTCCTTACTTAGGAATGGCAGTGCTACCTTGGAATTGGGATTGGAGTGGAGGATAATAATGTTTGACAGAAGTGTAAAGTTGTGTTAAGATAAATAACTGAAAGTGGTGTTTTTATCACCAATTATTTGCTCCCGCTAACCAAGACCTATGGGAGGATAAATTACGTCTTTCATATCCAGTAGTGAGGGATTACTGGAAATAAGTTTCACTCTACCCTAGAGTCCTACTTAAACGTCTTACTAATGACAGTTCTTTCAAAACAGCGCAGTACAGGTCTACTACAGGGATGGCCTGAGTTCTGTGAGTGGGTAACTTCAACAAACAACAGAATTTATGTTGGTTGGTTTGGTGTGCTCATGATTCCATGCTTACTCACAGCAGCAGCATGTTTCATCGTTGCTTTCATAGCAGCACCTCCAGTCGATATCGACGGAATCAGAGAACCTGTAGCAGGTGCTCTAATGTATGGTAACAACATCATCTCTGGTGCGGGTGTTCCTTCATCAAACGCTATAGGTCTACACTTCTACCCAATCTGGGAAGCAGCAACAGTAGACGAGTGGTTATACAATGGTGGCCCATACCAGTTGATAATCTTCCACTTCCTAATCGGAATCTCTGCCTACATGGGTAGACAGTGGGAACTATCATACAGATTAGGTATGAGACCTTGGATATGCGTTGCATATTCAGCTCCAGTATCTGCAGCATTCGCTGTATTCTTAGTGTATCCTTTCGGTCAAGGTTCATTCTCTGACGGAATGCCACTAGGTATCTCAGGTACGTTCAACTTTATGTTCGTGTTCCAAGCAGAACACAACATACTAATGCACCCATTCCATATGGCTGGTGTAGCAGGTATGTTCGGTGGTAGTCTCTTCAGTGCAATGCACGGTTCTTTAGTTACATCATCTCTAATCAGAGAAACTACAGAAACAGAGAGTCAAAACTACGGCTACAAGTTCGGACAAGAAGAAGAAACATACAACATAGTAGCCGCACACGGTTACTTTGGTCGTCTTATCTTCCAGTATGCTTCATTCAACAACTCTAGAAGTCTTCACTTCTTCCTAGCAGTTTTCCCTGTTGTATGTGTATGGTTAACCTCTATGGGTATCTGCACAATGGCATTCAACTTGAATGGTTTCAACTTTAACCAATCAGTTGTTGATGCTAACGGAAAAATCGTCCCAACATGGGGTGATGTTCTAAACAGAGCAAACTTGGGTATGGAAGTTATGCATGAAAGAAATGCACACAACTTCCCACTAGACCTAGCATCTGCTGAGTCTACACAGGTTGCTTTAACAGCACCGACAATCGGTTAATTATTAACCAAAAAGTAAATGAAGCACCTTCGGGTGCTTTTTTCTTAGGAGAAATTAATGGTAGCATCTACCTTACAAGCACCTACAAGGGGTTGGTTTGATGTACTTGATGACTGGTTAAAGAGAGACCGTTTCGTATTCATCGGATGGTCTGGTCTTTTACTTTTACCTTGTGCTTACCTATCAATCGGAGGTTGGTTCCTTGGAACTACATTCGTTACCTCATGGTATACACATGGTATCGCATCCTCATATCTTGAGGGAGCAAACTTCCTAACAGCAGCAGTGTCAACACCTGGTGATGCAATGGGTCATAGTTTGCTATTCTTATGGGGGCCTGAAGCACAAGGCGATCTTATCCGTTGGTTTCAACTGGGTGGTCTCTGGAACTTCGTTGCATTTCACGGTGTATTCGGTCTCATAGGATTCATGCTTCGTCAGTTTGAAATTGCAGGTCTTGTTGGCATCAGGCCATACAACGCACTAGCATTCTCTGCTGTTATCGCAGTCTTCACAAGCATCTTTCTGATCTATCCACTAGGTCAGCACAGTTGGTTCTTCGCACCATCATTCGGTGTCGCAGCAATCTTCCGTTACATTCTCTTTATACAAGGTTTCCACAACATTACATTGAATCCATTTCACATGATGGGTGTTGCAGGAATACTAGGTGGAGCATTACTATGTGCCATTCATGGTGCAACAGTGCAGAACACATTGTATGAAGACACATCACAATATACTGAAGGTAAGATTCAATCTACAACTTTCAGAGCATTCGATCCTACACAGGAAGAAGAAACTTATAGTATGATTACAGCAAACAGATTCTGGTCACAGATATTTGGTATTGCTTTCTCTAACAAAAGATTCTTACACTTCCTTATGTTGTTCGTTCCTGTCATGGGAATGTGGACATCATCCATAGGTATCGTAGGTCTTGCACTTAACCTTAGAGCATACGACTTTGTATCTCAAGAGATAAGAGCAGCAGAAGACCCAGAGTTCGAGACTTTCTATACGAAGAACATTCTTCTTAACGAGGGTATGAGAGCATGGATGTCATCTGTTGACCAACCACATGAGAACTTCGTGTTCCCAGAAGAAGTATTACCTCGTGGTAATGCACTCTAAACCAAAATCAGTAATTGATTTCATTTACCCCGAAAAAAAATTCGGGGTATTTTTTTACACATAAGACTTTTTTGTTAAAATAATATAAAGTTTCTAAATAAAGTTAAGTCGCAAGCACTTATGAAAATTCCACCTTCTCCCCAATCATATGTTTTTAATTTACAGACAACAAGTTCATCGGAAGCAAAAAGAATATGGAGGAGGAAGATAAAAGAAGAATGGGATTATGAGTGTGCATACTGTGGTAATGATAACGACGATTTAACAATTGATCATGTGATCCCCAGATCTAAAGGGGGATCAGACTTTACACGTAACGTAGTATGCTGTTGCAAAACATGCAATCAAAATAAAGGTCAATCTCCTTGGGAGGAATGGTATTTCTCGCAGGAGTTTTTTAGTAATGTGAGACATGAAAGAATAAAAGATTGGATGAAACCAGACACTCCAACCAACTTATTTTCGTATCGACCAAGACGCAATAATGCGAGTTGAATAAATAAATATACGACAGTACATACTGTTAATATAGGTACATACCGAATGGATATAGATGGCTACACCATTTAGACTAAAAAGGTCTGCTGTAAATGGCAAAAGACCTGGTCTTTCAGATCTACAG